AAATTATGGAAAATTATGAAGTATTTGGTAAAAAGGTAGTAAAGTGTCGTACAGTAGCATTAAAGACACATGCTTGGCTATTCGATAAGTATAACTTACCTTTAAGTGCATTAGCATTAGTGAAGGAAGATGATTGTGGATGTGATGTTACTGCGTTCACCTCAGTTGCTAAGTGCCATGAAGAAGATATGTTCGATGAACATAAGGGTATGCGAATTGCATCTGTTAAGAACCAGATTAAGTTACATAACAAGCGTATGAAAGACTTGCAGGAGGTTCGCACACAGTTAATGAACGAGCTGGAAAAGGTAGAAGAATTGTTAAGCAAGGAAACTGCTAAGACTGCTCATCAGATTGTTCTATTAGGTGAGACTGAAAAGTATTAAGGTGTTTAATTACACCTTTTTTCATTTTGGCTATTGACAGTTTTTCGTATTTTTGCTATAATATTGATAGCATATAGTACTATGTGTACTGTATTATAGGAGAAATATGATGAATTTAGAGAGAACTCAGTTAATTAAAGACGGAAAGATGCGTGTATTAAAGAAAAATGAGCATCGTTTTTCGGTATTGTTTTTTGATAAGGTGTTTTACATCATTGAGACAGAAGATTTGCCATTTAGAACATTACTAAGTGTCGCAGTTATGCAAAAAGACCATACGGTGCTGTTACCTGTTTATGAAAGTATTGCACATATTTGGCACGTGATGAATCAAGTAGACCGTCTATCCACTAGAGAAATGTTAAATATGATGAAGAGAGTGGAAGTAGAAAAGATGAAGGAATTTTTAGATAATAACCCAGATTTAGAATATGCTAAACCTGAACAAATTAAGTGGAAGGCTTAATTTGTGCCAGTAAGAAGGGAGTGAGACTTTGGAAAATTATGCAGGTCTATTTTTACTATTTATACTAACACTTGTATCATCTACAACTGCTAATTTGAGAAGTGTCCTACTTGTAAAGGGTGATAAGATACAGACAATGGTAATTACTGCAATTGATGCCACTGTCTATGCTTACCTATTTAAAAACCTGACAAGGGGGGATGATATTTACTCCGTGTTGGTTTATGTGTTAGGTAAGTGTTTAGCAGTTGAATTATCAAACATCTTATTATCGAGAACAAATAAAACAGTGTATAAGTGCAATGTTTATCTAAACAGTTATGAAGCAAGTGGATTAGAGTCATTTTTATTTGCACAAAACATTTCATTCTCTAGGGTAGAAGAAACATTTTTACATAGTGAGAGAATAAAGGTAATTATGCACGTAAATCGACAACAATATCAAAAGATGTTGGAGTATTTAAAGAGTGTTGGTATTGATAATCCAACATTAGACCTATCAGAAGTAAAGGTTAAAGGTAACATTGAAAGGAGAACGTATGGGAAATAATGATATTTTAGTTGTTGGTGATGTACATTTTGTTAATACCTCGTACATTAAGGATAGATTAGACTATTGTGTAGATAGTTTAAATTGGGTAGAACAAGAAACAACAAAACTTGGTGTGAAGAAGATTATCTATGTTGGTGATTTCTTTGACCGTTCCGATGTAAATGCAGAAGAGATTAGTGCTTTAGCAAAGGTACAGTGGTCTAACTGTGAACATATTGTTATTGTAGGAAACCATGAGTTAAGTAAGGAAAGTAACTCCGTTCTATTACTTCAATTCTTGGGTTTTAAGGTTATTAGTGAGATTGAAAATATCGATGGTATATTATATGTTCCATATCTCTATAATCCCGATAAGTTTGATTACTCTCTTTTAGATACTGTAGATATTGCAATTAGTCATAACGATATTGCAGGTATTCAAGTTGGTAAGTTTAAGACTGTAAATGGACTTGATTTAGAAAAGTTAAAACGTGCAAAGTTATTCATTAATGGGCATATTCATAATGGTTCCTATTTAGCAGATAATGTGTTAAATATTGGTAACTTTGTAGGTCTTAATTTTAGTGAAGATGCTAATATCTATAGCCATAATGTTGCTTATATCCATAATGGCAAAGTAGAATTGATTGAAAATCCTTACACTTTAAATTTCTATCATCTATCAAAACTATCAGATTTAAAGAAGTTGAAGAAAAATGCAGTAGTTAGTTTTAAATGTGGTAGAGATGAAGTGGATAGTGTTACAAAGAAGTTAAGTGGTGATAAGAATATTAAGTATTTTAAGGTTTTATTAAGTAACGAACTTAAGAAAAAGAAACAAGATGAAGTAGAAGAAAAGTTAAACAAGGTTAATCATATTGAGTTATTTCAAACATTTATGATTGATAAACTTGGTGATGATAAGATGATAAAGGAAGAGGTGGAGAGTGTATGCAAGTAGTGTTTAGCAAGTTAGTTATGCATAACTTTCTATCTTATGCACATTCAGAGTATGAGTTTAATAAAAGTGGATTTATCGCTGTAAAGGGGTTTAATCGTAATAACGAAGATAATGCATCTAGCAATGGTACAGGTAAGTGTTTTGGAAAAGATACAGAAGTCTTAATGTATGATGGTTCTGTTAAACTTGTTCAAGATATTGTTGTTGGAGATGTTGTCATGGGGTGGGATTCTACTCCAAGAGTTGTTTTGGAAACACACACAGGGATGGGCGATATGTATGAGGTATCGTCTGCACGAGGACAATATAAGTATACCTGTAATGATAGACATTTATTATGTTTAGATAAAACCATAGAGCCTGGTGTGGCACGTTCCCCTCAAAAACTAGAAATTTCGGTCAGTGATTTTTTAACTAGTGGATTTCACATTAAGAGAAATTATTGTCAGTACATCATGCCTGTAACGAGAACACTTTTTAATAAAGATGATTTAAGAATTGACCCATATTTCTTGGGTGTCTGGCTGGGGGATGGAACAAAAGATAAACCAGCAATCACAACAATGGATGATGAGATTGTCGAATATGTAACTAACTACTTTTCCACATTTAGTGACCATCACATTAACGTGTACACCAAGTTTAGGGGTTCTTGTGGTTATTCAAAGGCAAAAACGTATGTTCTTTCAGCAAACAAGGGTAAAAAACCGTATACAAATGATTTAGTAAACTTATTGAAGTCTTATAACCTATTTGGGAATAAACATATCCCAAAAGAATATTTAAATACTGATTATGACACACGATTAAAATTATTAGCAGGTCTATTGGACACTGATGGATATTATGAGAAAGAAAGACACTCATTTGAATTTACCCAGAAATGTGGTAGATTGTCTGACGACTTCGTTCACTTAGCCAGAGGACTTGGGTTTAAGGTTTCAGTTAAGAAAAAGGTTGTTTATGGTAAAACTTACATGAGATTTACTATTTTTGGTGACTTATCAAAGATACCTACAAGAGTTAAACATAAAACATGTGATAGTAACTACATTCCACACAAGCAAGTATTCTCTTTCCATCCTAAAATCTCCTATATTGGTAAAGGTACTTACTATGGTTTTCAAATTAGTGGGGATGGAAAGTTCTTACTATCTAATGGATTGGTTGTGCATAATTCATCCGTCTTTAATTCTATCATTTGGTGTTTAACAGGTAATACTCCTACAGGGGTAAAAGATGTTCATAACAGATATGTAAAAGAGGATGAAACATGGGTATATTTATCTTTCACTGTGGATGGGAAAGAATATACTGTTAAGAGATTCTACAAACCTGCAGGTATGGAATTTACTGTAGATGGTAGAGAGATAGATAATAAGGGTATTAGAGATGCAGAAAACATTCTATCTCAATACCTACCTAACATTACTGAAAAGTTATTAAGTTCTGTTATTATTCTAGGACAAGGATTGCCTAACAAATTGACAAATCATACTCCTAGTGGCAGAAAAGAAATCTTGGAACAGTTATCCAATTCTGACTTTATGATTGAAGATATTAAGGATAGATTATCTAAGAGATTAACAACATTAAATGATAAAAAGCGTGAATTGGAAGATAGTGTTCTTCAATTATCTACTACCATGGAGAATAATAAGAGATTAATCACCGATTATCAGTATGAGTTAAACCATCTTTCTCCTTGCGATATTTTGGAATCTGAATTAGCAAGTGACAAGAATCAATATGGTGAATTGTCTACTAGGGTATTTGATAACTATGATGAAGAATTGAAGAAGCTGTATAATGAAAAGGCTAAGATTAAAAATGAACCAAATATTACAGATTTATCTTCTATGGATGTTAAGTTAGCAGAAATGAGAACAACATTAAAGGGAAAGATAGATAAATATAAGGAATTATCTTCTGTTACTGATATTTGTCCTACATGTGGTCAGAAGTTAATTGGAGTTCATAAGCCAGATACGTCTTCTTTGGTTAAGGAAATCAAAGAACTCAAAGAGATTGGTGTTCAATTAAAGACTCAAAGAGATAAGATTGAACAAGAGAATAATCGTATTATTACAGAGTGTAATAAGAAGTATCAAGAAGATGTTGCATCCATACAAACTTCTATCGAAAAGTTAGAACAGTTGCAACAAAAGGTTCAACGAGAGAAACAGTTAGTTGAATCTCAAATGAAGAACTTACTAGAAAATATTTCTAAGATTCAAGTTGAAATTGATGGCTATAATAACAAGAAAAATACCTATTTATCCAGCATTGAAAAAGCAACAAAAGAGAATGATAAGTATGCAGAGGATTTGGGTACACTAAAATCTGAATTAACTACTGTTTCTCAGAGAATTGATATTCAGAATAAGATGAATACTCTTACTAAGAGGGATTTCAGAGGTGTGTTACTATCAAACTGTATTTTCTATTTAAACTCAAAAATGAAAGAATTTTCATTAGAAGTATTCAACACTGATAAGTTATCAATGGAGTTAAGTGGAAATAATGTATCTATTAAGTTAGATGGAAAAGAATATGAAAGTTTATCTGGTGGAGAAAAGACTAAGGTAGATATTATTATTCAGTTATCTATTAGAGATATGTTATGTAGATATGCTAACTTTAGTTCTAATATTCTTGTCATTGATGAGGTTACAGACTTCTTAGATGAACAATCTGCAAGTAATGTGTATAACTTATTTATGTCAAAATTAAATGATGTATCGTCAGTTTATATCATATCACATCGTAAGGACTTTACAATCCCTACAGATGGTGCTATGATTATCGAAAAGGGTACGGATAAGATAAGTAGAATCGTTCAATAGAAAGAGGGTGGTAATACATGAAAAAGTCAGTTAAAGTCAAGGCAAGAACACGTAATGTTCTAATGTCTGCTGACTATTCCTGAGCGTATCCCAACAAGAGATAAAAGTAATGGCACAGGTTTGTGGCGACAAGATGATGTTTGAAACCTTTGAACAAGGAAAAGACTTTTATGCTATGATTGCCAGTTTATCTTTCCATAGAAATTATGAAGATTGTTTAGAGTTTTATCCAGAAGGAACTCCACTCTATAACTATAAAGGTAAGTGGCTACGTTGTAAGCCTGAACAAGCAGAAAAGTTCGCAGGCCATAAGACCGACACGAATATAGAAGGTAAAGCCTATCGAACACGTGCAAAATCGGTACTCCTCGGGATACTCTACGGGAGAGGTGATGCATCTATCGCAGAACAGTTAAACTGTAGTCTTGAAGAGGCGAGAGAAATAAAGAACGCAGTCTATAAAGGTTTCCCTGCAATCGAAAAGTTTGAACAAGCCAGTATTAAACATGCTAAAGATTATAACTGGGTTTCTACCTTATGGGGAAGAAAGAGACGATTACCAGATATAAACCTTCCTGAGTATGAGGTATTTGAGGCCATTCCTATCAAAGATGGGGAATATGTAAAGGGAGATAGGGTAGATAATATTTATGCTACTCCTATTATCAACAAAGTACGTAAGGCGTTCTTTAATCAGAGAAGAACTTTGATAGAAGAACTAAAGAAAAAGGGTTACTACGTAGTAAATAACGGTGGTAAGATAGCGCAAGCACGTAGACAAGTTGTTAATTCGATTGTGCAAGGCTGTCAATTGGGTGATACACTGTTGAACACCAAAGAATATGGGATTGTCAAAATCAAAGATGTGGTAGATGAGAGTTTGCATGTTTGGGATGGTAAAGATTGGACACGAGCTGATATTGTATATACAGGTAAGAAACAACTTTGCCATGTTAAGTACCATAGGGGAATTGAGTTTAATTGTAGTCCTAATCATAAACTATTGGAAGTCAATACTCGGTGTAAAGAGAAATTTATAGAAACTCAGGATTTAATGAATACCAAGATGAAACGTAGAATTAGATTTAATGAGAGTTATGTGAAATCTGACTATGTTTATAAGAGTGAGAGAACTACAAAGAGATTAGCAGGAAATGCTCACGAATATTATTTAGATAATATTGGAGATTCTTATAAGATTGGTGTATTTCTTGGTAGGCTCGCATCTGATGGATGTTTAGCTTATGCTAATAAAGAACGCAGTTATATCGGATTGCTTGTTGCTGAGCATGAGATAGAAGTCCTTGATGTATTAAAGGAAATTACATCTTGTTGGAACACTTACGATAGGATTATCGGTGTTCGAGAAGGTAGAACTCAGAAACTATATTGGCACAATATCTACAGTAAAACTCTTGCTAATGAAATTAGAACATTAAATACAAGATTTGATATTCCTGATGTAATGTTTCGAGATACTGAAATGCTACGTGGATACTTGTGTGGGATGTTTGATGGGGATGGAACAATAGTTAATGGAACTATATCACTTAGATTTGGTAAGAATCATGATTACTCTACTTTACTAAATAAAATACAATTAGCCTTAGCATTTTTTGGAGTTAGAAGTACGTGGAGACAGAATAAGTGCGATGATAGTTATACACTATGTATTTCTAGATATGATAATAAGTCGTTTGAGAAATATATTGGATTTATTAGCAACGATAAGAAAGAAAAACTATCTAAAGCACAAGACACTTACCGTAATGAACATATTTTTGGTAAGTGTGACCTAGTAGATTCTGTTGAAATCACAGATGAGTGGGTTGACATGTATGACGTTTGTAATACTGAACGTGGTTATTATGTGGCAAATGGATTTGTTACCCACAATTCAGCCGCTGACATGTCTAAGAAAGCATTGATTAAATTGAATGGGGATGGCAGACTAAATGCATTACATGCTAAGCCTATTATTCCTATTCATGATGAAGTTATCTTAAGTTCTCCTTTTAGATATGCCAGAGAAGTAGAAAAGAGATTTGCATATGATATGGAGACTGCTGCAACAGATAAACTACACTTAGATATTTCAACTGATGTCGAAGTAACATTTAACTGGTATGGAGAAAGTCTTGACTTAGATAAAGAGTTAAAGGATTTTGAGGAGGAAGTTGATGATACACTCGTCAAGTAATCTACTCATTAATCGAGAATGGTCTATGCCAAACAGTAACACGTTTGATATTAAACCTATTCATAAGTTGATTTCTAAGTATATTGAGTTGGTTAAGGTAGATAATCCTAATGCAGTTATCATTGACCCATTTGCTAATAGAAACAAGTTAGCAAATATCACAAATGACCTAGATGAGACATTTGATACTGATTATCACTTAGATGCACTAGACTTCTTAAAGATGTTTGATGGTAATTCAGTGGATATGGTACTATTTGATAGTCCTTATAGTCCTCGACAGGTGTCTGAGTGTTATAAGAAACTTGGCAAGACGGTAGACCATAAAACAACACAGAGTTCATATTGGTCTAACTTAAAGAACGAGATTGGTAGAATTGTTAAGAAAGATGGTATTGTAATCACATTTGCTTGGAACTCTGGAGGAATTGGTAAGACACTTGGATTTAATATTGAAGAAATCTTGCTTGTTGCTCATGGTGGTTGGCATGGATATGACTTTTATTCTAAACATGAAGAGGTATTCTTAGACAGTATTGCGTGCTACATTAAAAAAGAATACTGGACAGTTGAGTTAATTAATGAGCTAATCCACTATAAACCACGTAATTTCGAAGGTTGTGTCATAGAAAGTTACCAAGAAAAATATGTTCCACAATTTCTGCTGAGTTTAAAGATTAAATTCCCAGAGTTGTATGAGAAGGTTGATAGAAAAACAGATAAAGATACTAGAGAACTTCTCCTTGGTAAGTTTGTTCCTGTGACAAAGTTAAATGTTGGAACTGTTGGAGTTGTGAAGGGTGGATTCTGTCTACCTAATACTTGGTACTATGATGGAAAATACTTAAATGGCACTAAGCAAGAATATGGTTTAACTGTCGAGATGAGAGTTAAAGCAACTGATGAGGTGCTTGTAAAGGTAGTAGATGTTTCTACTGTTCCTTTTGATTTAGTTAATGAATAGTGAGGTGACAGCATGAAATATTTTATAGTTAGCGATGTTCACGGACATTATACAGAATTAAAGAATGAATTAGATAAAAAAGGGTTTAACGAACAGTTAGACACTTTGGTTGTGTGTGGAGATTTATTAGACCGTGGGAAGGAGAATGTTAAATGTATTCAATTTGTCAACTCACTTCCTAATAAGGTTCTTATTAAGGGAAATCATGAGTATAACTTAGAAAAGTGTTTATTTTCTCATAGGTTTGATTATGCAGATAAACATAATGGTACAGTTGATACTATTTTAGAGATTGCAAAGTATGTGTCTGGTAGAAAGATGCTAAATGCTTATGACAGTGAAATCTTTATGTATGCTAATCAGTGGTTAGAACTCACTCAATATATGAATAGTCTTGTGGATTATTTTGAGTTTAAAAATAAGAATGGAAATACTATTGTTTGTTGTCATGGTTGGCTACCAGAGAACTATAAAGATAAAGACTGTAAAGACTTTGAAGAGTATAGTTGGATAAATGGTATGGCTTATTGGAAGAATGGTCATGGCTTTAAGGATAAAACAATTATCTGTGGTCACTGGCATTGCTCTTTCGGAAATTCTAAGTATCATGGTAAAGGTTCTGAATTTGGGGAAGATGCTTGTTTTGAACCATTTAGAGATTTAGGTATTATTGCCATTGACGCTTGCACAACAGTAACAAAGAAAGTAAATGTTTTAATAATTGAGGGAAATTAAGGGAGTGATTATATAGTGAAGAATAAGAAAATTTTTAAGAAAGCAACAATTGGTACATCATTACTGATGTCAACTGTATTGTTATGTGGTAATACAGTGAAAGCACATGCACAGGCTGATTTAACACCAGAAGAAAGTCAGAAATTAGCAGACTTTTTAGCAACACAACCAACAAACGGTGCAAGAACAAGTTTAGGCCTTACAAATAACGTGAGCCATAGCACTTACAAGTTTAATAGAAACAACTTTACTTCTGTGTTTGAAAGTCGTTCAACAAAGACTAAGTTAGATAAGGACTATGACTTTGTACTAGATGATGGAGACCATGCAGGAGAAACAGTACATGTCAAGAATTGGCAAGACCTAGATGTTTTTGATGTATCGACAGCAGACTCTTTAGGCCCAGATTACGGAATGGGTAAGTATCTATTTGCAAAACAGGTAACATTCGTAACAGATGACGGTACAGAGTTTATAGAACGTAACGTTACTTTACCTGTTGATTTTGATGGTGCAGAACGTTATGACAAGACTGCATACCCTAATAGATACGTATTTGATTATCCAATTGAAGAAGAGGACTCACGCTTTACTCATGATATTATGGGTGTGGGGGATATGGCTGCCACAGGTGGTACTGGTTATTGGCAAATAACTGCAACTGTGAACGAAGAAATTCCTTATGATACGATTGCTGAAATTGATGAGAATTTAAAGCAAGGAGAAATTGTAGAAGTTACACAGGGAGAAATCGGTAATAAGATTGGTACATTTAACCTTACAGTTGGCGATGATTTGGGTAGTAGATACTTAGATTACGATGCTGATGTGATTTATAACGACTTAAAAGACTTGTTTAGCACTTCATCAATTCAGAAAGATGCATTCTTTGTTCGTGATTGGGGAATGGCTACCTTTGTTGAAGGTGGTTCAGTAGATGCTAAAGATAGACTATTACATGTAGGTATTGACTATACACAATATGTAACAGAATATGGAACGGAATTGAAGACTAAAGAGTATGGTGTACATGAGAAAGATACATTTGATGGTTACGAATATGTTACAACACGTACTGAGGCAAATGGAGATACAGTTCATGTGTATAAGAAGGTAGTTGCTCCTACTCCTACACCTGAACCAGAGCAACCAGTAACACCAACAAATCCTGTAGAGGAAACTCCAGTAAATCCTACACCTAGTCCTGAAACTCCTGTGAATCCAACAAATCCAGGCAATTCTGGAAATGTAAATGGTGGTAATGATGAAGATACGACGCCTGCTAACCCAACAGAGGGTGAAACACCTGTTAGTCCTACTCCAACACCAAATCCTACACCTAAACCAGATGTACCAGTTGTAGAAGATAATCATGGAAATAATACAGGTGGAAATACTGAAACACCTGCAGTTCCAAACCCTACACCAGAACCAAGTGTTCCAACAGATGAAACACCAGTTCAACCAGTAGAACCAACTAAACCTAACGAGGAAAAACCTGTAGTTCCTAACAACCCTACTGATAATACAGTAGTTCCACCTGCAGTAGAAGAAAAGCCTGTGGTAGAGGAAAAGCTAGTAGATAGTAATAAGGTGGAGGATAACACGGTAGTAAATAATACAAACAGTTCAACCACAACTATCAAGAAAGATGATAGAGTTATCGAAACTGGAGTTAGAACTAACTTATTTACAAGCCTTGCTATGACAGTTGTTAGTGGAATTGGTCTATTAGCAGTAGCATTTAAGAAGAAGGAATCGAAGTAATTTGACAGGGGAGTAGGAACTCCCCTTTATTTGATATAGATAATGGGGGAAAAATATGTTTGCTGATTTAAAAAATGATTATGAGAGTATTAGTATTGCCGAATATTCAAAGTGGATTGAGAATTGGTTGTCAGTTCTAGCAGAATTGGTGGATGGTGAAAATAATTTTGATGATACACTAGACGAAACAAATGAACATTTCTTAAAGGTATGTGGAAAATCTTACAAACCCGTTAAGTATGAATTTCACAGCTTTTGTTTCTGCTATGTATTATCTTGCAAAGATTGATGTAACAAATCAAGAAAAGTTAGATAATATGGAAGTAATCTACCAACATATTTCAGTAATTAATGACTTAACTGAAAAACAAATCAAGAGAAACAAGTTAGAAAAGATTGTTCCTTTGATGTTAGAGTTTAGAGAAATCGACAAGAAATCTAGAATTATTTAGCGGAAAGTAGGCAAGCTACATGGAAGATAGTAAATTAAATACCATTCAATTTGCTCAATCCCTGTTCGGACTAGAGCCCGATACACCTATTGCCCATGAGTTTGACATGGAATTTGGTCAAACAAAGGATAGATGGTGGTCATGTCAGAGAGAACATTTTGCATTTTGGGCGATTATACAAAATACCGATGGTACTAAAGGATACGAACATAAACCAAATGCAAGTGCAATGAAAATGTATAACATGATAGGTGCACCAGAATTGCTATTGTGGTTGATTGAGGCATTGCACATTTCATTAGGATTAGCTACAACAGAGTTTAGAAAGTTTGTAATAGAATTGACTAAGTTAGGGAGAAAACCAAAGAAACAGTGTAAGATGATTCGAGATAAGTATCCCTATAATGTGGTTGAGCAATGGTTAGTGCAAAAATAGTTAAGATTCATAACTAAGAGAGGATGGTAGGTATGTTTAAAAAGAAACAACAAGATAAAGAACTTTTAGATGACAAGATATTTAGTGGAGAATTAAGTGAGATTGGGGTTAAGTCACAGGAAGAACAAAATAATGTAATGAAAGGGTTTGTAAAAGAAAAATATTGCAAAGATGGGTCAATCTATCGACTTCTTTTAAGGACTTTCGGACTTACTGCTCTTATTTCTGCAACACTGTACACTCCTATGCGTTTAGTAGCAGAAAAGACACCTATTCCATTTCTACTACTTGTGGTTGTAGGTGTGTTTATCTCATTCCAAATCGCAATTAGAATTGTAGCAACAATTGAAACGTTAGGAAAGGGATTTGTAGGTTAAGTGTTTCCAAATACTCCTAGTGATAAGTTGCCAAAAGGCATTATCTATATATCAGATGAAGATAAGACAGACCTTTTAAATAAATTTGCTACTTATAATGTTTTAGGTATAAGAAAGAACAAAGATGATACATTCTCTGTCTTAGTGGCTGAGAATGGTGAAAATATAGTATATAGTGCAGATAGTCCGTATATCAGCACTTTGGTTAGTCGCTATATGGTAGAGGGTAAATGGTACTCTATCATTGATTTTGTGTACGATAAAGCTAAGGGAGTAGATAAATAATTTGGGTGAGAATTAATTTCTCACTCTTTTATTTACAAATTTCTTGAATTGTGCTAAACTATAGATACAAGAGAGGTAACAAGACATGGAATATACAGTTGTATTGTTCGTAGCACGGAATAAAGATAATAAACATATCGAAGGTTTTAAAGGAAGTAGTCAACAGTTCCTTATGACGGATGTATCAAATGTTTCTGAAAAGTTTGGGGAATTTGTTTCTAAACAATTAGATAGTACATTATGTCGGTGCTATGTGTCTGTGAACAAGCGTAATGGTATTCTTGTACAAAAACATTTAATCTCATATCTTGCTTTGAATGATGTTGACTTGTCTAAGGTTGCTCGTAAAACTACCTCTATTGCAATGCTACCTCAATGTGCAACAACAAAGAAGTGGTTATTTGATTTTGACTATTGGGAAGAACGATTCGTTAAGGAATTTGTAGAGGATATTCATAGTATCAACCCTACTTTAGAGGTAACTTATTCTAAGACAATTCATGGCTATGCAGTAGTTGCAGAACATAGTTTTGATACAAGAGAACTGCTAGAAAATTGGACAGAGTGTGAGAATAAGAAAGATGGTATGCTTTTGATTGATTGGAAGGTGAAATAATTATGGATATTAAACAATTTAAAGATTATTTCATTAACTATTTAGAAGAATGTAATAAGCCTGCCACTATTGAATTACAGATGTCAAGCTATTGGTCTGAACCTTGTAGAGTGGTGTGTGAATATGCTATCTCTGGAAATACTTTAATTTTAAATACTACAGAAGAGTTAGAAAAAGCCTATGAATTTAATGATTCTAAAATATTTGATGATATTGCTGTGGTTGTTTTCTCGGTCGATGGCAATATTGTAAAGAACACAATATGTACAGATGTTAGTTGGAGCGATAGAATTTTCACATTTGAAGCAGATTAGGTAGAAGAGGTAATTATGGATATTAGATATTTTAAAGAAAAATTCGTTGATTTTATTGATGATTGTAATGAGTGTGGAGTTCTTGCTACTATTCATGTACACGATGAGTATTGTTTCAGCAAGTGGTGTGGAGTTGTAGATAAATGTACCATTAAAAATGGTGTTGCAATTCTTAATGTTGTGGATTATGCACAAGGCGTTGAATATCAGTTCACTGATAAGACAATTTTTGATAATGTCAGTAAGGTTGTGTTTTGTATTAAAGATAAGATAATTGAAGATGCTGAGTTGGTAGATACCTCATGGAGTGATAGGACATTTGGCTTTGAAGTTGATTTGGGATAGATACCATGGATAGAAGAGCAGATATTATAAGAGAAGAATTTGGAGAAGAGTTGTACAGAGCATATCTCTCCACATTCCCCAACAGAGGTAAAGAAGAAACAAATGAGTACACTAGATTATTGTGGTTTATCCCAGACATTTATGAGTATGTCTGTTTTGATTATAGTTTAGACCAGTTAGTTAATTCTTGGGTAACTAGAGGATTAGACGATAATGATATAGAGATGATATTCCGAATCTTTGAAATAGATACAGGGATAGATGCTAGTAAGGAAAGGAAAGATTTTATAGATGCACTTAGAGAGTATCGAGGAAAAGAAAATGCATAAAACAAAATTGCAACTATATAACGAATTAAAAGAATTAACGGAAGAAAATAGAAAACAAATTAAAGAAATATTAGATGAGCTTGTTGAGAGTGAAGCATTGTCAACTTACACACTCAATGTACCAAAGTGTTCAAACTTTAACTATCTTTACGATACCGAACCTAAGAAACTTGAAGAGTATTTAGATAATTACATTGAAACAGAAGTTGATTATTTTCAAGAGTTTTGTGAATATAAAGAGATTTCACTACAATCAGTGGATATAGAAAACCCAGAGTTTTATGAATCAATTTGTTTTTCATTTTGTCCACAAGCAGACAATACAATCTTAGAAGATTTATTCCAATATATAAATTTTTCATACCAAACAGAGTTAAATGACTTTATTGAGGACTATTTAGAACATGGAGATTCATTTACAGAATATCTATGTGATAATGGGTTTATTTCTGCTGATATTTATTCTGAAGGCTTTTATGACTTGGTGGCAGTAAGAGAGTTATCCTTAATTTTTGCTGAGTGTGAGAACTTTTTTAAGGATGAATTAGATAAATTAAAGATGATACAGACCTCCTTATATGAGTGTAGAAATAGATTAAATAAGATTTCTGATAAGTTTGAACAAAATTTTATTGAATATTTAGATGACATGGGGTATTGTGATAATGAGTAGAACAAAAGAACAACTGTGTAATGAACTAAAAGAACTAACAACAGAAAGTAGAAAGCAATTTAAAAGTATCTTAGATGATATTATTAAATCTGAAGCATTATTGGCACACTCAACCAAAGTTCCGATGGCATATAACTTGATTGATGATTTTGATATTTCAGAACTAGAGTTTAGAGATATGTTTGAAAACTTTGTTAGTTTTCAATATAACGACTTATACACTTTCTGTGATTATTGGGATATGGTAGTATTATTAAAGTCAGGAAGAAATTCGAACAAAGTATATTTCTTACCAAAAGCAGATGATACTATATTAGAAGATTTATTTGCTTATCGAGCCTATAATTACCAAGACCAGTTAAAAGAATTTATTGAGGATTATTTTGACCATGACGATTCTTTCTCTGAGTTCATGTGTGATAATAGTATCACATCAGCAGATATTTATTCAGAATATTTTTATGAGTTAGCAACAGTAAAAGAGCTACAAATCATCTTAGCAGAATATAAAGAAGTATTCCAAGAAGAAATAGATAAGTTAAAGAAACTACAGAATAATTTATATGCTTGTGTAGGAAAATTAGAAGACATTATCAATGAGTTCCCAGAGAATTTTGAAAAATATTTGGGGGATATGGGATATGAACGTTTCGGTGAGTAAGTTAATTGAATTAGAGGCAATCAACAAAAATATTAGAGTATTAGAACCAGATATGACCTATTACGATGATAAAGGTAGTTGGGTTCTAATCTACACAGGAACAAATCATTATATTAAAATTAGTGAATTAGTAGAGTTGGCATTATCTATTGAGGGTATTTCTCCTTTAACAAGTGTATATTGTGTGAACGATGATTATGATTCTTTTAATGAATTATTATCAAATATTAAAGAGAAGAGTTTTCCTTTTAGAAATACAATTCATCCAGATGACATTATTTAATAAGTGGGGAGATTAATTTCTCCCTTTTTATTTTATTTTTCTGTAATTTATTTTTTATTTTCTTTATTATGTAAATTATTTCATTGTTAAAGTTTTACTCAATTTCACAAGTTTTATCCTGATATGTTTATTAGATTTCGTGTATTTTTTGAAAAAACTAGTTGATTTCAGGGGGGCTCTTCGGATTATTTAGGATTATTTATAATTATTTTATTATTTTAATTATATATTATTAGTATTTTATTAATTATTTATTTTGAATATTTATTTTT